TACCTATTCTGATTCTGCATCTAAGAGTGTAAGGTTTAGATATCAAGGTGGTAGCATCAGTCAAGATGTAGACATATCAAATGTTCCAGGCAATCATATTATTAAAGAAATACAAATGGGTTATCAAAGCATTGGTTGTGGTAACACAGGCAATCAATGGTGTAATGCTGGTGCAGATGATACTGTTACTAGCACAATAACTTTGTCATCAACTGACACCGCAGAAGTTATAAGCAATGTTACTGCTGTGCCTTATGAAGATGGTTGGAGTGATTATTCTTTTACCGAAGAAGTTTTAGGTACTTTTAATACTAATGATTTGAGCGTCAACCTTAATATTGCAGGAGACGATACAGGCAATAGCAGTAGTTGGTATGGGCCTATTATAGACAATGTTAGTTTGACATTTACGATTGAAGAATACATAGAGCCTGTAGCAGTTATAGAAACTGTAGCAGTTATAGAAACAGAAGAGCCTATCGTTATGGTAGGCGGCCTTGACCTAGATATATCAATTACCAATGACATTATTTTAGATACACCAGTTATAGAGCCAGTGTCTTTGCAGCAAACTATAATACCAATTCCAGATATGATTGATATTCCTCAAGCTGTAGATATAGGCCCAGAACAAATAACCGATCTGCCTGAAATAAACAACATAGATGTTATACAAGAGATTCCAGAATTAGACATAGACATAGATGTAGAGCCAGAATTAGAGGTGGCTATTGTTGAGATACCAGAAGAACTAAAAGAAATTAATATGGAAGAAGATATAAAGGAGATGAACAATGACAACACAGAAACAGAAGTTAGCGAAAAGAGCGAACCGCAGAGCAAAGAGGAGGGAAAGGCTGATGAAGGAACAGATGGCGAAAGCGAGTTATCAGAGCAAACCACCGATTCCGAAAGAGCCGATTCCAGTGATGACAGTAAAGTCGTCAAAAAAAGTAAATCTAAAGACAAAAAAACTAGCAAAAAAGATGATACTAAAAAAACCGCCAGTGAAAAAAAGAAATCTAGTGGAAATAGCAAGTCAGTATCTAAAGAAAAAAATACAAAGTCTGCGTCAACTATTAGGTTTATAGAGCAAATCGTGCTGCCTTCTGCGTATTTGCAAGTCATGCAAAATTCTATTACGATTACAGAAAACATATCATTAGAACAGGAGATGATATATGAACAAGACCTTAGTGCTTACACCAGCAATGATGCTTGGGATAGTTTTAACAGTGCTACCGAGTCTAGGTGGAACAGTGTATTGGGTGTCCAATCTAGCCACTCGTTTAGAGGTTACAGAAAATAGCGTGTCTAATTTTGAGGCGACAGATACCTCAGTGCTGCAAGAAAGAATAGCTACTTTGGAAACAGCAGTAGAGTTTAATAAATCTACTAATGATAGATTATCTAAATTAATAGCAAAAAATAAAGATATATTAAATAGCAATATATATGAAGTAGAGGATGAGCTTTCTGATTGGTTTGAGACGGAGCTTACTAAAATTTATGAGATTATAAACGACAAGGGTAATCCTTTAGGTAATTAAAATGACGAAACAAGAAAAAGATTATCTACTTAGGTTGGAGGAAAAGCTAGATCACATACAAGCTGGGGTAGATAGAAATGCTAAAGAAATATCTAAACTTAAAGCAGATATAAACATGGGCAAGGGTGCAGTCAAAGCGTTAGTGTGGGTTGGCTCTATCGTTGGTTTGGTTTTTGGTTTACTAAATCTGGAGGCTAAATGATAGGACTTATTGTAAACGGTTTAAGTAAAGCAGTCGGTGGTTACTTTGAACATTCCGCTAAAAAAGCTAAAGCTAAATCTGATTTAAAAATAGCAGAGCTTGACGCAAAAACTGCTGTACAAAAAAAGATAGCACAGGGTGATGTTGAGTGGGAAACCGCTATGGCAAAGGCAAGTGATGATTCGTGGAAAGATGAGGCCTGGACAATTTTTTTTATAATAATTATAGGTGCGTCATTTATTGAACCATTGCAACCCATGATGGCTAAAGGTTTTGAGTTTCTTAAAACTGCTCCTGACTTTATACAGTACGGTATTCTAGCTAGCATAGCTGCGAGCTTTGGCTTAAAAAGCATTGGGAAGTTCACCAAGTAATGTACACGCTATCTAAAAAATCATTGGCAAAACTTGAAGGAGTACATCCAGATATGCAAAAACTCGTAAACACTGCGATTTGTTTATCTACTATAGATTTTGGTATCAGCGAAGGATTGCGTACTAGGGAAAGACAACAGTTATTATTTGACCAAGGAAAATCATTAACATTAAATTCAAAACATTTAAAAGGATTAGCGGTAGATGTATACGCATGGATAGATGGAGGAGTTAGCTGGAATTTTGAACATTACGAAAGAATCAATCTTGCTTTTTCAAGAGCAAGTACCAGAATTAAAATACCTTATGTGTGGGGTGGCACTTGGACTAGATTAAAAGATGGCCCGCATTTTGAACTAACGGAGGGTTAGTATGTTGTATCAAATGGTAAGAAAAAAAATACAATGGGTAATAAAAAAACACAATCAACATTGCCGAGTAATAAATCTTGCATTGTTGGTATTAATAATTATTATATTGTTATAGTAATTTATATCATATAGCTCACTTTGACCTAGTTAGATGAATTTACCCACAATTTCACCGCTAGGTCTTTTTTTTTGTCCCTTATTTAGCCATATAGGCCCTTAAAAATTTTTTTTAATGTCATGGTATCAGGAAAAAAAAGAAGGCCCATATCATAGCAATACGAGCCTTATACGGTACATTTTTATACCAAGAGTCCAATTCCTCTGTGTTTTCCTCTTTTTATCTGTATATGCCCTCCTTCCTGCAATGCTTGTACCATTTTACTGATATTCTGCTTTGACGAGCCATATTCTTTTGCAATTTCTTCCAGTGTCGGTGAGTAACTATTTACAGATTGATACACTTTTATAATTTCTAAAACTTTGTAGTGATTAGGAGTCATCGCTGCCCTCCATTTTTTTTATTTCTGCATCTATGTTTTGAATTAAATTTACATAAGTATTGTTGTTGTTTAATTTAATAAATTGAAAAGTAGCTTTTTTGTTTTCTTGCATATTACTCCAATACTGCACAGCCTCTTGATGATTCATTTCTTTAATCTTACTAACCACATCTTTAAAAATAACAACAGCAGAATCTCTTGCTTTTTCTTCATCAGTTTTTTTCGTAACTGCTGAGGTGTTGTTAGTCTCTACCTCGTCATCTTCATTCTCTCCAGATAAAATACCAAAAGTTTTCATCAGTATATATTTGATCGCATACGAGTATGCTTTACCAGGCCCTTTATCCTGATTGTCAATACCATATCCAGTATAATCTCCAACAATAATTCTTTCTTCTGGGTTGTCAATGTTTACAAACTCTAATGCCATGACCACTTCCGTTCTGTTGCCGTCTTGCACTGTGCTTTTACAATGTGGTATGTAAAACACACCAACAGTATTCAATGGGCCGCTTACTGCTTTTGTAATTTCATTATGGCTAGTAGCTTTGTATCTGCCAATGTCTAAATCTTCAACAACATTTTTTATAAGTCCTTTGACATAAAACATTTTGGCAGCAAGATTACTCTTTCTCATTTTATCTAGTAACTCATTTTGCTTTGTTTGTTCTGTAGTCTTTTTTTTCGTAGCTGTCATTTTAATCTCCCTTCTTTGTCTAATTTTTCGTTTACTTTTTCCATACACGCTAGATGATTACTTATGTTTAATTTTTTTTGTTCAATAAAATATTGTATTAACCAGTCAGAATTTCTTTTTGTGTCTAATGATTTACACAACATATCCATTGAATTGTCTTTCAACATCTGTAAAAAATTTTCATCTTCCTGTTCTTGTTGCTGCAACTTTAAAGTTTCTGCATAATTTTCTTCTTCACTCATTACTTATCTCCTTTACATTTTATTTGGAATCGTCTGCCAATCGTAGGCGGTTCGCCCTCAACTGGCACTGTTTTAGTTTTCTTTCTTTCAAACTTTGTATGTTTTATTTCATATTTTTTATCTCCTATTTGGTAAAGACCTACTTGATGTTCTCCAAGTATTTCTTTTATTTTTACTTCTAAACTATCTACCTGTGCTTTTGATTCGCTCTGAATTTTTTTTTGTTCTATGTGCTGCAAAATTAAATCCTTTAATTCTTCTCTTGCTTGTAAGTCAATCGTGTCCTTGTTGTCATTAGATACAATAAATCGTGAGGCCTCTGCTGAAGAGACGCAAGGATATAGAAACTCCGTCAAACGCTCTGGTTTGTTAAGTATGCAACCAACCCTAGTCCAAAAATCAACAGCCATAAAAACTATTTTATCTTGATAGTCGTCATCAATCGGAACTTCATCAATCTTTAAATCCCAACCGTTAATTAATCTCAATAAGACACCATAGTAAGGCCCGTTGGAACACAACATCTGTGTTTGTAACTGCACCCAGTGATTTGTTTTAATAGGCTGATCTGCTGAACCTGATAAGTTCTTAACTTCAATCGGCACTTCGTTTAATTGAAAGGCCATCATTGCAACATCGTTATCTTTTCTTTGTACAGGATTGTCGTCTATGTAATACGCATCTCTACTTGCAGAAATATATATATGGTCTAAACCATGCTCTGCTAAATACCCTCTAACTTTTTCTGGAATCAACGATGTTATTTCATACTGAATTACAGGCGGGTCTACATTAATTTTTTCTTTATCTGTTTTTGTAACATTGCGGTACATATCAATAATAGCATTTTCTAAATACCTGCCTGCAAACATTTTTTGATTATCAATGTCTTTAATTTTTTTTCCTCGTATTTCGTCTATTGCAAACTGCAAAACTTCGTTAGCGGACTTGTAACTTTGTACGCCTTCGTCTAATGATGCAATCATAGATGCACCAATATCTCCTCTCGCAAAAGAGGTTTTTCTCCCGCTACTGTTATGCTGCATTTGCTCTCCCTATAATATTGTTAACGGTTGATGCGTGCCACTTACCGCCTCTAGCAGTAGGGATGCCACGCTTGTTAAGTCCATCAGCTATGCCAGCAAGTGTAGTTAGGCCAACTGATTTAAGTTCTGTAACAATCGGCATAATGTCTTGTGCCATTTTATCTGCATATTTTTTCTTTGCAGCGTTGCCGATCTTAGCAATGTTAACAATGTTTTTATTGCCTAAAGGTTCGCCACGCTTTTTCTTTTGTGCAAGTGCTGCTTTGGTTCTAGCACTGATACGCTCTCTCTCGTCTTCGGCAACCGCAGCAAGTATGTAAATGGTCATCTTGTTTGCTTGCGGCATATCACAACAAACAAAATCAACGCCACTGTCCATAAGTTTTGCAGTAAAATAAACATTCCTTGCCAGTCTATCTAACTTAGCAATTACTAATGTAGCCTTCTCTTGCTTTGCTAGTCTGATTGCACTTTCTAACTCTGGTCGCTTAGTTTTTTTGCCGCTCTCTTCTTCTGCAAAAACGGCAAGTAGATCGCCAGATTGTTTGTCAACATAACGGTTGATAATATCTCTTTGTGCATCAGCACCAAGGCCATCCTTGCCTTGGCGTTTGGTTGATACTCTTACATAACCTACATATTTATTTTTCATATTTCGTCTCCTAGTTATTGATATTCCAGCCTTTATGCCATTTAAATTGAACTTTGCCATAATAACTTGTACCATTTTCTACCCATATTCCATTAACTGTTGCCTCTGGATATTCTTCAAGGCATTTAGCTAACAGATCGTTTTTGCTTTTCGCCCATAAGAATTTTTTACGATTATTGTCTAACACTACTTGATAATATTTCATATTGTCTCCTGTAACTTATTTTATTTTAAATTTTTGTCTTGAGTATTCCATGTCATTTCCTAGTCTTGGGTCATACCAATTTACAACACCTTTAACAATTCCTATTAGCTGTGGCCTATCCCAAACTTCTCTTTCTTTATACCTATTGCTTTCTCTCATAGCTTTATCAAACATTGTTTCTACATCTTCATTTGATTTTACTTCTCCAGCATTTCTAATAGGGTAAAAACCTACAATGCCGTTATCTTCTAAAACTAAACTATAATTTGCCATTTTAGTCTCCTATATGTTGTATAAATCAGCTAAATACTCATTTCTTTTTTTGTCATTTTCTGTGTAATCAATCTTTTCGTAGTCAGCAATTCTTTGTTTTCTGTCATACGAATCGTCATTAAATATCCAAACTAACCCGCCCTCGTATTCTCCAATGTAAGAGTCCATGCCATCAGTAGCTTTGTGTGTCCAGAACTCTGAATAGCTGTCAAAGATATCTGCATAACCGTAACCATCTGGAGTTACTTTCCATTGTTTGTCGTCATCGTCATACCAGTAGGCAAACAAAATACCTTTGTCTGGCTTAATGTCGTAATCATATTCTTTGTAAAACTTTAAGTAAGTTGCACCATTTCTAGCCTCATCTCTCTCAAAGCTAAAGTCGGCATCGCCAAAAACAATCTTGGCAACCTTAAGTAAATTATCTCTTAATGCTTTTTCGTTTCTTTTAAGTTTCATATTTCGTTCTCCTGTTTCGTGTTTGATATATTAGTATAATAACAAATGTAAATAACTTGTCAACTAATTGTTTTATATCGGCCTCCTAAACTCATATTAATTCTCCAAAAGTTTCTGGTCTGTAATACATATCTCTTTCTATCGGTAATCCAAACGGTGGACATTTAATGGCTTTAATCTCATTAATGTCAAAATATCCGTACTCTCTGGTATCCTCTCCAAACATCTGAGCAACACCATAGCAAATACCATTTTTATCCATAGAATGTACCCACCAAGTCGCTTGACCTGACGGGTTAAACCATTTAA